AAAAACTTAGGTTCTTGCTCACTTAATGAAGGAGTATTCTCCTTTGCAAATTTAAAACCGTCAACTATTTTACTAGCTAAAAATTTAAACCCAGCTACATTTAAACCAGGCGTGTTTGATAATTGTTTTTGAATGAGTTTACCTTCTTCTTTGGAAACAATGCCCTCTTTAAATAGATTATGTAATGTTCCTTTAAATAGTTCCCCAACGGTGAGTCCTGCATCAACCTTATTACCAAGCAATTCTTTTGTCAAATTCATAATCTCTGCGTTTTGTTCAAAAGTTCTATTGTACGGAATAGCTTTTAATAACTGTAATTTTTCCATTTTCTTTTCTGGAGATAGAAGTTTTGCCCCAACCCCTATTATATTATCTTTATTAAATTTTTCTAATGCTTTATGCTGAGAACTTTTAATGTTTAGAACTTTTGCAATGCCTGGAAATGCTTCAGCAAAAGCTTCGCCCAAAAACCCTACAAGTTCTTTAAACTTACTAACAGTAAAGGCAATAAGGTCTTCCTTCACACCTGCGAAGAAATTTTTATTCTTAGTTGTATAACCAAGTAGTTCACCAACTACTCTTGCAAAACCTTCAAAAAGACAAAATAAATCTGTTGCAAAAACTCCAAATTTTTCTTTAATGTTTGAAAAGTACGTACCATCTTCTCTTTTGTTAAAATCAAATATTGCACCAATAAGGCTAAAGAAACTAGAAACCGTAGTTCTAAATTTACCCCCTGTGTTATCTTTTGTAAAAAGGTCTTGTGCCAAACAAATACCATTATTAATAAATCGAAAAATGCTTTGGATTGTTCCAAATATTCCACCAGTTGGTTTATTCCATTCCCCTTTTTCCCCAACTAACAAAGTTTTTAGGTCTCCTGAAAAGTCAGTTATTAGATATGTTGCAAATTTTTTAATGCCAGGTATCAAATCTTCTTTAAGAAATTTAATCATCATTGGAAAATATTTGGAGTTAATAAATTTATCTAACGCCACTATTCCAGCAAGAACTAGTCCACCTTGAATTAATCTTTTTAGTATAGTAAAAAAACCTTTTTTTGTAGCTGATGCTACTTTAGATGCAGCACTACCTAGCTTTCTCATTAGAGCATTATCAACGACAGACCTTGCAGAGTTTAATAAAGCAGATGGTGCTTTTTTTGCTAAACTAAGAGCTCTACTTTTTAACTTTTGTACAAATTCTTTTCTTTTTTCAGCATCTATTAATGCTTTATTTGCTTTTTTTTCTTCTTCTGCCGATATTTTATCTAAAGCAAGTTGTTTTTTAGCTGATATTTCTTGTTCAGAATTGCCCTTTTCAATTTCACCAGCAGTTTTATTTTGAGCAGTTGCTAATGCATCTAACTTATTTTCCTGACCTTCATTTTGGTTTTCTAAAATTAAATTAGTTTTTTTAACTTCATCTATAAGACCTTTAAAATTTTTATCATAAGTTGGCATAATTGTTCCTTATTTTTTACTTGAACCAGTATATAATCCAAACCATGCAGCTCCTGCACCAACAACTACTGAAACTAAACCACTTTGTTCCATTGTGGGTGCTTCTAATGCCATGTACCACATAACAACTTTATACAATAAGTAGATGTATGTTGATATGAATATTCTTGGAAAGATTCTCCATTGGTCAATAGCATATGCTAAATCAATGGTTTTTTGGTATTTACTATCCATTCCTTTGGTTTTCCTTTTTCATGTGTTCTTCTTCGTTTTTTAAATGTTCCATCAACAATCCTGTATATACTTCCCTTTCCCAAGGCATCATATTTTCTAACTCTGTTAAATTATATTTATGGTGTTGCATCAACGCAAAGTTAGTTTTATAATAATTATTTACTGAGTCATGTGAAAGGGCTATACTAAAAAAGAGTCCATACCCTCCAATGTTATCTTACTTTTTACTTTTGTCTTTGGATTTGTTATATCAACCACCATTTTTACTTTAGGCATGGTGTCAAAGAACTTCATTACTTCTTCAAATTGTTTATTACTAAATTGGTCAATAAAATCATCTATGTCTTTATCAGAAATATCAATCTTACTATAAATTGTTTCACCATCATGTACTTCATGGATACAATTTTTTAAAATAGAAAATATTGAATCTGTTTCAGTACCTTTTTTATCTATTGTTCTTATGCTATCCAAAGTAGGATATTTCATATGCATTGTAATATTTTTTGTTAAAGCAATTTTATCATTATGACCTTCGTCAATATCAATATCTAACTTTGTTAAATCAATTTTTGTAGGAACACGAGTTTCATTATCATCTGGACATAAAAGATTTAATTCTACCATTTCCCCTACAGATTTTGCTCTTAACTGTAAAAATATATATTCAACATCAAATAGATTAATAGCCTTTACATCTATTTTTCCAAATGTACAAGAATTGATTAAAGTTTCCATTGCATTGTAAACTTGATTGTCATCTTTACTTTCTTCTGCAATCATCAATATTTTTTGTTCTTTTACTAAAAATGGTCTAAATTTAATTTTTTCGCCAGTAGAGGGTACTTCCAACGTATATGTTGGAGCATCTAGTTTTGGTAATGCCATAATTTTTCATCCTTTATTATATTATAATCTTGAAAGAACCTTTGGAAGATTAGCTCTAAAGTTTCTTTCTATGTTATTCACGATTAAATCACCAATTCTTTCACCTAAAGGTCTTGGTAAATCGCCTTCATCTGTTAAATTTTTCCAATATCTATATGCAAATGAAATTCCAACTGTTGAAATAGTATTGGCAGCTGCATAATCTAAAGATACTGGTTCTAAACTTTTTGGAAAACATTCAACCAATTCAACTCCATACTGTCTTCTATCTTGTTCATCTAGTTGGTAAATTTGTATATTACCAATGTAACTATTGTAATATCCAATATCAAATGTTATTGGGTCAAATGCAAGTCTTTGCCATGTTTCAAAGAATGTTTTTTCTCTTAGATCAGTTGATAATTGAAATTGTGCTTGCATTTCAGCAAAAGAAAATCCTTGAACCATTTGTCTGGATGGCCCAGCAATATTTCTATCTTCAGTTGTTTCTAATGTTCTGCCTGGAAATGATATTTGACTACATCTTAATGATGTTCTTCTTACAGTACTGTCTGCAACATTTTGACCCATTATTAGAGCCCATATATTTTTTAATTCAGACCTACCTTCACCAGAAAAACCATTTGGTGGTTGGATAAGTATTTCATATCTACTGGGGCGTGCATATCCATCACCACTACGAAATTCACTAAGAATTTCATTAAGAACACCGTATGCAGTACCCTCTAATAGTGGCCCTGCCTTTCCAAAAACTGCCATTACATCATACTCCTTGAATCTGACCAAACTGTTTTATCATTAGCTTTGGTAAATCGTTGAACTGGTAATAGGGTTGCAATTGTAAATTCATCTGCATCTATTTTACGAAACATAGATTTTACTTGACCAGCTAAATATCTTTTGAGTGTTGGTCTAATTAAACCTACACTTTTTAATCTACTATAATTAACATTTATTTTTGTGTTGGTGTCAAAATTAGTATCTGTACTATAATCCATTAGTTCATCTAAGAGTCTTATCCTTAATGGTATAGGTAGGTAATGTAAATTAATACCTAAGAAACCATTTGAATATCTTTCTATGGGTAGAACTAGAGGAAACCTATCATAGTATGGTAATGTTTTTTTAAATTTTGGGTCATAGAAAAACATATTTAGATTACCATAAAATGGTCTAGCATTTCTTTTACCATCTTTTATTAAATCCATAGCAGTAGGTTTACCAAACTCTGCAATTTTATCTCTAAACCACAAAGTAGATTTTGGTCTACCTTTAGCTGCTTTAACTACGCTTTGAATGTATTTACTAGGAACTGCCATACTACTATTTATACTTCGGATTCAAGTGGTCTTCAGTAAGAATTTTAAATTCCATACCTCTGTTATCACAATAATCTGTCGCACACTTCCATTTGGCTTGGTTGATACCCCAAGTCTTTACTTCGTTATACCATCTCTTGGTCTTACGTCTAGGTATTTTAATAGGTTCTTTACATTGAGCCTTAGGTTTAACCTCTATAATAAACTTTTTATGTGTACCATTACCTTGTTTTATCTTAATATAAAAATCTGGGAAGTATCTATGCATCTTTCCGTCCCACGGCGACCTATAGGGTACTATAACTTCCTCACTACCCCATTCTATAACCTTCTCATTCCTATCACAATATACCATAAACTTACGTTCCCATAGAGAACGATAGATTACTTGTGAGGGATTGCCAACATACTTCTTAGGATTGTTGGGAATATATTTTCCTTTGTATGCCATATTATATAACTCTTATAAATAGTTTAAACTATTTAGGAGTATTTATGTCGCAATTTTCATTAAGTCGGTCTCTTGGTAATTTAGCAACTTCTGCCATAACAAATTCTGTTTCAAATGCTATATTTGGTAAAAAAGGTAGTGGTGGTTCATCTGATTATTCATCTTTAGCACAAACATTTAACCTTGGCCCACTTGGAATAAAAAACCTTAGATATCCCTTAGATGTAGAAGCACGCCCAGGCTTAGGAAATCAAGGACATTATATTCAGTTTTTTATTAATCAACAAACACGTTCAGAGTTAGAAGTTATTAATAAAAAAGGATATAACCCTACTACAAGTGGGCAAGGTTTTGTAGGTTATAGTCAAAAAAATGATCGGAAGATACAAA